GTCCCGGCTTGGCAACCAAAACCCCTTCCAAAAACATTTGTGTTGCGTCATCGGCGACACCCTCAACAACAACCTCTCCATCTCTCGCCTGCAAGGCTAGATCGCCGTCAGCACAACTCCCAGATCTAAGGATATTTCCTTCGGTGTCATGAACAAAGAATTGCTTCATTTCTTTACCTCGATAACAGCTAAAGAGCGGAGCGTTACAAAGGTAGTGGTTGCAGACCCTTTTGGGTTGCTACCTAAATTAGCTATCGTTACCGTGTAGGTTCGAGTGCCCGTTCCGGTAAAAAAGTCGGTTGCAGAAACAGCCCAAGTTAGCGTACCGCTCCCTTGTCTTTGCTCTACGATAGTGGTCCCGTTCCTTTTGATTTTCAGCATAGCAGCGTGACTTCTTCCGCTGCTTGGAGCGCCTTGGCATGAAGCTATAATCAATGCGGGTGACCCCACCGATGTGTATGTAATCGTTTGGACCGTTACGTCTCCAGAACTAGCCGGAGCATTGATTTGTGATGCCGTGTACGCTGAAGACGGGATGGTAACCGCGTTACCCTTAATCTGTAGAGAATCAACACCCAGATTCTTTATGATCAGCCGACCCTGACCATCTGTATCCAGTGTGACGTTGTCTATGTTGATTCTACTGGAGTTGATCAGACCGGAAGTGATCACGTTGGCGTTGAGTTCGTTAACCTGCAATACCCCATTATTGCTGGTAAGCGTTGATCCATCGATATTGAGACGGGAGGTATTTATTGTTCCCGCAGTGATTTTGCCAGCGTCGATGTTAGCGATCTTCGCGTTGTCGATTGCCGCATTACCTATCTTCGCGTTTACAATGGACCCGTTCTTTATGAATCCATCTTGCATGTAAACACCGGCAGGAACTGTCACCCCGTTCAAATTAGTAGTGCTTGTTTGCACTATAAATGGAACAGACGCGGCTGTTGTGTTCGACCCGCCCCTCATAATCGCAAACCTATCAGCGTTGACGATGAACTCACTTACAATGTTACCGGCTGAGTTTGCTGTGCTGGCTAGTCCATATCCCGCCACCGCGCCGTTATTATCGATCTTGACAACGTACTTAGCCTCTAAGCCATTGATGCTGGAAGCTTGGGTGCTGATGGAACTCGTGTTGCTCCCCACCGTAGTGCTTAACGATGAAAGATCGCTGGAGTTTGCGGATATCGTATTACCTTGGCTTGTGACTGTACTGGTCAGAGAGTTAAGCGCAGAAGATGTTGCGGACACGCCTGTTGATGGATTATTTACTGTGTTTTCAAGCGAGGTAATATCGGCTGAGTTAGCGGTGATACTGGTCGTATGCCCACTGATCGTGTTCTCAGCCGTTGTTACCCGAGAGGTTAATCCAGATAACGCTGTCGATGTTGCAACCACGCCCGTATTTGAATTGTTAACCGTATTCTGCAACGCGGTGATATCGCTAGATGCGCTGGTTATATTCGTTGTGTTTGCTGTTGTAGCGCTCTCTGTTGCGGAAACCCGGCTCGTCAAAGAGCTTAGGGAGGTCGCGCTCGCAGCGACTCCTGTTGCTGGATCAAATACCGTTGCATCCAACGAAGCTATTTTTTGGGCGGCAGCACTCGTGCTAGTAGCATCCAGAAAATTTATTTGCGTGATGTTCGATGTGTTGTCCGCAACAACATCTCCCAATGTAGAACCTGTTCCCACAAACTCCCAGTAAGTAGTGTCTGATGAGTTACCGCTAGGCTGATTGTTTGCGTTGCTGTTTGTCTTAGATCGATAGAGCTTCGAGTTACTCGACGGGTGAAGTACAAGATCTCCTTGAGAGTATGAAGTTGAGCTACTCCAAAGACTAACCGTCCCTATATCGTTGATCTGGCTTTGCAGATCATTAAGCGCGGTCTGTGTGTCTGTAGGCAGGTTACCTATCGGTGTAGATAAGGAAGTTGCCAGCTCGCCAGCAGTGATCGCATTCGCTAGGGTAGTGAGCAGGAACGTGACATCTGGCGCAGTCTGACCCTGAGTGCCAGCGCCACTATTAAATGGTCCCTGTACTCCGTTCACGTTTACCGCTCTTACCCAATAATAAAGAGTTTGCCCTGAACCAACTGGATCTCCATATACCCCAGTGAAACCGGATACTTGGGCAACCATCGTGGCAGCGGAAATGTCGTCAGAAGTATGCCTGAACACTTCTACATACGAGTGCCCACGGTATAGGCTCAAGTTCCAACTAAGAATGATATTTTGAAATGCCCCGGATGCTTGAAGGTTTGTAGGAGCTGGTGGTACATCGAGGTTGGGTATTTCGTTGACGACAGGAACGATGTCGTTAGCAGAACCAAAGAGACGAGCACCACCAGCCAACTCCACAATGTTTGCATCAAGAAGGTCTTGAAACGTAACCGCTCTTTGCAGGGGGTCACCTCTGTGACCAAGCATAACATCCAGATTCTCTTTTATACCGTCAGCGAACCGCTTCTCTTGCGTAGACCAATTCGGTGGTACTGTAAGGTTGCTTCTACGCGCTGACACCTATTTCTCCAGCAGATTCATAAACACACACTTCATTGACCGCTACAGAACCTTCGATCTGTATCTCAAACTCGTGCGCCTTGTAGCCCCCCGGTAGCCTAAACAGAGAACTACTTGAAACGGTTTGTGTATGCTTCAATGATCCATCAGCAAAAAGCTTAAAGGTTGGTGCAGGGGAGTATGATTCGCACTCAAGCTTCGCCACCCCTGGACATATAGGGCGCTGTGCGTAGAACTTTTTGCTCTTCCATGACATCGACAGGTTTGAACCTGAAGCGAACTTCACTACAGATCCACCAACAACTAAATACAGCTCATCATTCTCTAGGTCGTTAAACCCCGCCGTGGCGAAGAAATTAAGTTTGACGTAAGAGTTTTTCCCGCCCCGAGGATCAAAGATGAAGCCTTTGCTCTCAACGCCGTTGGAATAAAAACCTAAATAGTAACCTTCCCAGTGAAAGCCAATAATTGAGGAGGGGCTAAGATCCTGCCACTGGTCTCGCGACAGAATGCTTTCTGTTGCTACTGATAGACCATTATCCCGCGCCATCACCAAACCATCCGGGCTTGCATACATAACGAACTCGCCCATATCAACCACGCTACGCTTGCTGACGCAGGATAGAGTGCTATCGATCTCAATCATCGACATGCTTGATGGGTCCAATCCTTGAATAAGTGCTGGCTTTTCTTTCGTAAGAACAAGAAGACCTGTATTCAGGGGAGCTAGCGCGACCACATCACTCTTGATCGTTAGTTTATATGCGTCAGGAAACGCATGTGGCTGAAACGCCTCGGAGAAACAAACAGTCTGACCCGAGAACCCTGCCAAAAACCCATTAGGCATACTGACCAACCCCAACAAAGGTCCGTCAGGGTGATCTGATGTTACATCATCGGGCGGTGCGATCCAGCTAGAGGACGGTATCGCTTCGCCCAGATTCGCATCTGTGACCGTGTCGTTAAACGTGTCAGTCGCCAAAGCAACATCAGCAACAAAACGAAACGTCCCATTGGGATCTGTTCGATACAAACGCTTTTTGAGAAGATTGTGATTGCCTGATGGATTAGCGGGAAAATCCACCGTTACCGACTGATCAGAATACACATCAACAATCTGACTTACCAAAGATGTGCTTGGCGCACCTTCCTCTCCGTAATAACTTACATAGGTAAAGACATAAGCCCTGCTAATTGGCGTCTCTTCTTCCGTCTTTGTTGTCGTGCCCACAAGAGACACGGAGTCAAAGGAGAACGGATCAGGGATGCCCAGCTTGTAGTAGGTTCCATTACCGATGATCGCAGAAGTACTCATTCTGGGATAACCAGAAGAACCTCCGATCCCTGTCACATATATTCGTTCATGTTGATCCTCCGCAATTGGGCTGCGGACAATGTTTATATCTTCGTCTGACGCGACCCATGCGGAGCTGCTGTACTTAAATAAAGTCTTGGTACTTCCAGAGATCGAGTAACTTGCTACCGGCGTAATCGAAGCAGACGTATTGTCAGCCCAAGGCTCTAAACGACCCGAATCTAGCCTAGTGTTGATCGCCTCTTGCGCCATATCTTCTGGAAGCAGACGTGCAGATATGCGCGGTGCTTTCCCTGAGAATGTTTGGAGTTTGAATCCTGTCACTTCCCTACTCCTTTAATTCGTTCATACGACCTACCGCCGGACAATCCAAGCATGCCAAGAAGAAGAGGCATCATTACGCCTGCATCCGCCTGAGGGATGACAATGCCGAATCCGGCACATAACGGAGAAACCAAGAAATTCACGAATAAACCCAATACGCAGCAATAACCGGCTAAGGGTCTCCAGCTAGACTGAAACCAATTTCCCTTGGCATCCAGCTTCAAAACCTCTATCTGCTGTAACGCTATTTCCTGACTGTGTTTCTCGGACATAGTCGAGATTTCATGCGCCAACTTGGCGGCTTGGTCCCGATCTGGGATAACCTTCTCGAGCAAGCCCGTTACGGGTTCTATGAGATCTCCCAAAATTTTCATTGCAGATACCTATATTTCATTACAGCCACGGTCACATCTGTAGCCAAATCAGGCTGATATGTACGATCAATCGTCACCTCGTAGTTATCAGCAGATCCGACCTTGTTCATATGGTAATCGTACAAACTAGAGCCTTGGTGACAGCTAATTTTGTATCCCGCTAATCCGAGTGTGTCGCGGATGTACCCCTTGGTTTGCGTAATGTACGCGGGGTCATGCAGCCATGCCTTGCTGCCATCGGCATCAGAGCCGTAAAGCGCGTAGACCCATAGGATGTACTGCTCATCGTCAGGGTTGATTCGACCAGCCGCTAAGTGAATTGGATGCCCATCTTTTTCCCAGTAAATGACCTTCGTGTTCGGGAGAGATATGAATTGCTCGTACTCATCGCGCAGCTTCGCCTTCTTCGCGTCGTTGTCTTCTGGATTACCCAAGTAACGCCAATCAATAGTCCCAGCCTCCATAATCTGCAAGCATTGGTCGAACAGACTGTCAAAGTGGTACGGGGCGATGTTGCACTCGGTAATTGTGTACATCAGGTATTTCTACCTCCATAAAACTGATTCATAGAGATGGTGCCGCTGGCTGGAATGCTGGTGTTGACTGTAGTAAGTGAACCGGCTGTGCGCCTCCTCACCGTATAATATAGGTTTGAAGGACCGCCCTTCCCGCCGCCAGTACTCGTGAAAAAAGACCCTTGGTCGTACTCGAAGCCACCTGCGGTGAAGTTGCTGAATTTATTATTTCCTACGGTGGAGCCATTCCACACCACTGTTCCAAAATCATCCCAGTAGTAGGTGTATAGGCTTCCTTGATAACCCGAATACGCGCCTGCGCTCGTTATCGATGTTGGAACATTCGCGCCCCCGCGATAGTACTCTGACATAGAGATAGGATTGCTACCGCCAAACTCGGCTTGCACTTGACTGAGTGATATTGCGCCAGATGTTTGTAGTGTCATTAGCTGATAACGCCAACCGCAATCTTGTTGGCAACGCCCATGCATTGCTGCTCGACGCGCTCAAGTGTCGCCTCGTGGTCGTAGTTGCCCTCAGAGTCACGGCAGACATTGACGTTGCGCTCGTGGGTGATGGTGCCGTCCGTGAAGCGAACCCGAATGTCCGAGCACGGTGACTCCTCAGTTACGGTCTGACCCTCGTTCTCCATATCGGGCATTTCGGTTGTGCGAGTGCCTGTGAATTCTTCTAAAAGTTCATAGGTTACGGGCATGGTTTATTCTCCTGGTGGGAAAAGCGCAGCGTGAACCGACTGCACAAAGGCTGGTGCAGACGAAACGTCCGAATCTGCATCTAAAATTACTTGGGTATTGTCATCGTAATCGACCTGCATACCCGCGCCGTCATCGGTTGGTTTGGCATCGTCTGACCACCATGTGATAGCTCTTGCGTTAGGCATTTTTCATTTCCTCAATCTCTGCTTTTAAATCTTTAACCTGCTGTGTCAGATCCTTGACCGCCTCGACCAGCAGCGCGGTGGCGTTGCCGTAGTTGACCCCGTACTGGTCAACATCCTCGGCGTAGGTCACAAGCTCAGGCACTACCTCGTTGACCTCTTGGGCGATGAAGCCGATCTGCTTAGTCTTCTCTGGGTCATCGATTTTGTTGTAGTAGACGCCGCGCAAGGCGTTGACCTTGTCCAGTGCAGAGTCGAGGGTGATGATGTTCTCTTTGATGCGGCGGTCTGAGTAGGCGGTGATGTTGCCGGTTGCATACAAAGCCCCGTGAACATAAGCCGAATAAGAACTTGATGTGGTAGAGTCTCCGATAGCAAGACAGTTGTTGCCTAAATGGTGGTAAGTATACCAACGGCCAGAAGCTTGACGGTATATACCCCCGTTGCCTGAGCTGTCATACATGATTGCAACATTGCCACCGCCATCAAACATTATGCCGTCGTATCCACCTCGGGAACCAATTGACCTCCAAGTGCCGTAGCTTGTCTGATTGTTTGGCAAAAAATGCGCGTCGTTTACTGTTGGGGCGTAGAGACCGTGAACGCCGGTTAGCTGAATCCAAGTATTAGCTTGGAAGTAGGTAGATCCTTGCCTATGTAAAAAGTTAGAGGCACTTGAGTAGCGAATATAGCCATCGTAAGAGCTGTAGACTCTGTCAATAGCACTACTAGAGGTACTTCCTGAAGTTGTGTTAATCCACCCAAGCTGTAAATAACCATTGCCATCACGGATTGGGATTGTGTTTGCTGCGTTACGAGTAGTGCTAGCGTGGTAGCCTTCTAATAGATCAGCGTCTAAGCCTGAGCCAGAGCCGTCGTTGAGGTTATCCCACATGAATCTATGAGCTTGCCATGTTCCGCTATTTTTACCCCTTGTAGAGAGTTTTCCTGTCCGAAAGTCTACAAATAACTGCCCTACCCAAGAACTGTTGTACGCGGCAGAAAACCCTGCGCCATCGGAGTACCCGGCAGCAGAGGAGCTATTCACATAGCCGACCATGTTGGTGGTGACGCTGTCTATTGCAATTGGGTTGCTACTATTGCGAGAGATAAACGCAGAGCCTGTGAACTGTGATTGGTTGTAATAGCTACCTTGCTGACCATCAAGCAGATCAGCATCCAGACCTGAGCCAGAGCCGTCGTTGCCCGTGTCCCAAATTTTTCTCCAACCTGAATATTCATCGTTATTCCAGCCGGTTTGGTAGTGTAGTTGACCCGTATGTGGCGCATATAGTTTGAACGTGGAGTTAGCTAACTGCCATGACATTACCCCACCGTAAGTGTAAGCGCCTGAAGGATAATTAGAGTCAGTATTACTTATATTTTCTACTTGGTATACGCCCATATGACCAGCAGTTTGGCTGAATATGGTGTCCCAATTACCAGAGACTATACCTTTGTAATGCATCAAAAAGTCTTTGTGCTTACCATCAACTGTATCTGCATCTAATCCTGAACCACTGCCGTCGTTGCCTGCGTGCCAGACTGTATTCCAAGAAGTCCAAACACCCGTTGAGCTTCTGGATCGAAACGCCATGATATTATTTGGATCAGTATCAACGTAAATCTGCGCCCCGTAAGCTGTTGTCCCCGACCAAGTCATACCAAGAATATGACCGTCATTGTTACTAGGACCAAGCCCCAAAAAGTGTTTAAAACCATAGCCGGTTGAAGGTAAACAACTATCAGCCGCTGTTACTGATTGAACATTTACCAGCTGTTTTTGTATGTCTACTTTGTGCGAGCCATCAAGTAAGTCAGCATCCAGACCTGAGCCAGAGCCGTCGTTGCCTGCGTGCCAGACTGTATTGCCCCCGATAGTGGTTCCAGAACTTGAAACAATTAACTGATTAGTGACGTTGTTGGCGTTCGCTCTTATATGTACGCTCTTCCCCGACCCTGCGCTTAAATATGTATTGCCTACGTCACTGCCGGAACCTTGAATTAATATATAGTCGTTACTGCTAGCGGCGGCTCTTTTTATTCCTAAATATTGACTATCACTGCCATAAACAGTGCCAACTTCTAAACCGTTTGCACTGATATCGCCTGTGGCTGTGATCGCACCACTAGATATAGTGCCTATATTTGTGAAATTACGGCTTGATGAGATAATTTCTGTGCCTGTTATAGCGACATTACCACCAACATCTAAGGTATGTGATAGGCTTCCTGCACCTCTGTTAATACCTAGCTTGCCAGTTTCAATAGTTAAAGCTGTTGAGTCTGCATCTTGGTCGTATATAAGTAATGCGTCTGCATTCCACGACTGTCCGTTATAAAATCTCCATTTTCTTGTATTGCCAGTAGAACTGTGTAGTTCTATATAATTATGACCTACAGCATCTAAGACTAGATTCCCACTACTGGTAATAGCGCCACTAGATATAGTGCCTGCAAAGGTAGCGTTTCCAGTGCCCCTGCCAATTCTTAAAAACTCTGTGTTCGTGCCACTAACTCTACGCTCAAAACTAAAATCTCCATCTGTGCCTCTATGAAGTATTCTCATACCATGATTAGAATCTGAATATATTTCTAAAGCCGAAACAGTGTCAGAGTTACCATATGCTTTTACAGCTCCACTACTTGTTATAGCACCACTAGAAATGGTGCCTGCGAAGGTAGCGTTTTGTGACGCGTCTAATAATAAAGCCTGTGTACCAACTGTGAAAAACTTCATGGTTGAGCCTGATGATTCTGCTCTAAGCTCTACATTATCTCTATCTGAAGCATTTAATAATAATTTACCTCTTACAGTTCCTGCATCAGTTAGGTAGATATCATCTTCTGCTGATACAACACCACTACTTGTAATAGCACCACTAGAGATGGTGCCAAGACCAGTTAGGTTAGTATCTAGGTTCAGAGTGTCACCAGAAAAGCTCAAGTTAGAGCCAGCGATGACGTTGGTACCAGCGTTATCTCTGAGATCCTCTAGTGCCGCAGCGACAACTCGCAAGGCAATCGTCTCGCTAGAGTTATGACTCGTCGCGGTAGTCCCGTCTTGCCCCCTGACTACCGTCAGTGTGTTGGAGCTGATCGCTGTTACTTTAACAATCTCGGGAGCATTTGGCGGTGTGTCTATAGACGCAAAGAAAAAGTCCCCAGACCCAAGTGCAGGGAAGACAGATCCATCCGCGACGGTAATTGTTGTCGCAGAATTGGTTATTCCGCTAGCTAACGTCGTCGTCGCTAGGTTAGAGAACTTAATTCCCATAAGGACTCCTAGCTAGCTGTAACGGTCCAAGTGATCGTAAGACTGTCTGCCGGGGCTTTGTTTATTTGAGAAAACACTGTGCGACACAGCATCGATCCGCCTGTGCTAGCGTTGAATATACCTGCCTCCGTGATCGCGGCTGCGGATGCCGGCGTGTTTGCGGGGAATGTCGCCAAATAAACAACATCGTTGTTATTGACCGTGGTTGAGGTCAGAGAGACCCTCGCGCTCTCTGAACCGAGAGTGGTGTCTGCGGCGGCGGCGGCTGTGGAGCCAGTGCCTATCGACATATCGCTCATCACAGAGACAGAGGTGCCAGCCATTCTAGAGGCAACAAAGTTTTTACCCGTAGTGACGACTAGGTTATCTACACGTTTCGTATCTTTGATTGTTCCGTCAGGCGCTGTGACAACTATGTCTAAACGACCTCTCAGGCGTAGGTTATCGGAAATCATACAGGCTCCATTTAGTCAGCGTTGAGAAGCATGAGTCCGACCAAGTTGTCGCCAAGAATCGACGACGACGAATAGTTCACAAGAACTATTTGCTCGCTCAAGCTTGTTGAATCTGAAAAAACTTTCCCTGTAAAAAGCGCGGGTGAGTCCACCAGCGCAGAAGAATCACTGAGTGCCGGCTCGATCCCGAAAACGGCAGATTCCGTTGTGAGTATATTATCAGTTATTGCCTTTGAGAACCCAAAAACCGGCAAGTCGGTTAACGAGTAAACATTTGATTTTGCTCCAGAAAATGCGTAATCGAGGTCATTATTATCGTCTAACGCAAATGCATCAGAGAAAGACTTTGACACCTTAAATACAGGAGCATCTTGTGCGGATATCGAGTCCGTCTTCGGCAATGCAATACTGAGATCCCCGTTCGCGTCTGGGTTGTATTGAATGTTCCCAGGATTCACCACCACACTGACTGGAGAGTCCTGTACACCAAAAAAATCAGACGCAGAACTGATGACGGCAAATGCTTGCGAGTCTGTAAACGTAAAGCTATCGGACTTCTCAGAAGAAACCCTGAAGACCTGTATATCACTGAAACTGAACAAGTCATCAAAGACAGGCGAAATACCTTTGATTGGAGACAAGTCGCCGATAGCAAATGTGTCCGTCTTGACTAGACCCGGTTCCAACGTAGGTACATCTGAAACTATGAAAAGATCAGACAGAGGGTAAATAGTTTGCTCTGTATTAAGCACAACATCATGCAGAAACAAACGCTTCCACTGAAGCTGGGGAGTCAGATATCTATACGAAAAATCTGTTACTAACCGCTGGAAAGTTACCTCTGGGCTTGGCTCCTGAATCGAGATGACAACGGCAGAAACCGGCTGTCGAGCAACAGCATGTATCTTCCGACAAGACGCCGAGGCATTCAGTTGCCGAAAACTGACCTCAGCAAAGACTGGCAAGGTTACTTACCCGAATTGCGAGCGAACCTTGAATTTAATCAAGTCCACTACAGTCTGAGTCCTACTTGAAGAATCCGTAATCTCGATCTCGCCCTCCAAGACTCCTGTCGTTGATAACGTAGATGATCCAAAAACGAATGTCGCCTTACCTGCGGAAGCATCTGTTACCGTACCGACAATGTTATCCAGTAGCGTGGTCTTGCCCACTTCTCGGATACGCAAGCGCACCGATCCACCAGAGAGATCGATTGGTGAGAAAGTATCTGGATTATCAGCATCCAGAGTCTGACCTGTAGCAGCCGCATTGCTGTCTTTTAGGGTCACTGCAATCTCAGGTAGCTGGTCGTTTTGAACTAAATCAATGGTTGTAAGATATGCCATCAGATAAACGCCCTCGGTTTGGCGGTCAATCGACCCCCGCTAAATCCATACTTCACCTGCCGCACGGTCCTGCCGACAGATTTCTCGAATAATTGGTTGTTCATTTGAGCAGCATTCCCGTTGGCAAACGGCTGTGCGCTCATCATCTGTAAGCGATATAAAGCTCCGTGAACAATCGTTTCACGATGTTCTTTCCCAATTGAGTCCGGGATCGATGTTGAAGTTGATGTCGGCTTGACGCTATAGACCACTCTAAAGCTATCTGCCGCATCAGGTATCGGCGCAACATAAAACTCTTGGTTGTCTCTCTGTGAATAATATCGAGGAGACCCCTGTTCTGTTTCGTCTCCCAGTCGCATAAGCAGCTCGCTATAACCGACTGGGGTCAGAGGGGTCTTGTTGTTGTAAACGTCAATGATGTGGTTTAACTCAGTGCCAGACGGCAAACTAACGCTATACTCGTTCACGCCCTGAATGATGACTACGCTTTCCGGCTCTGGAATATAAATATCTGTTCTCGAGCAAAAGTCGATAGCGCTGTCTCGTACAGATCTCTCAATGAGAAAGTCTGGAGCGCCCTGTACTTCTGGCCTGATGTAGATAGAGAAATCAGAGTACTTCACTACATTCTTCCTGCGTTAGCGTCAGGGTTCTTGGGTATCGGCGTCGTAGCTCCATCCGCTTGCGTCTTTACGCCCAAGGCGTTGGCAAACGACTGATAGTGCATTTGCGCCCGATTCGCATTGCCAGCGAACTCTGAGTCCTTCTGATAGGACCGATACAAAACGTAATCGAGGATACTGTTGGCGTAGACATCATCCACACTGATAACCGTTGTGCTGGTGCTAAAATCGCTGATAGCTATGTCTGTCGTTGATGCGCTGTACACCACCTCCAAGCTGTGAGTTCCACTCGCCGCCTTCGGATATACATAGAAGTTTTTCGGGTCAGCAGGGTCGTAAACAAAATGCTCTATCTTGTTTGAGCCAGCAGCGGTCTCGTGCCAATTGGGCAAGGTCTCATCAAGAATCTTTCTATCAACCTGAGTAACCGAGCGACCCCCTACGTTACGAACAATGTCGATCAAGCGAAGAGCCGCTGACGGCAGTGATTGCTTGCTACCATCCACACACGCCAAAGTTGTGTTGATCATGTTCGCGTCTGGTCTATGAAGAACGACCTCACGCTGAGCGTCATTAAAAAACTTGAGCAGCTCCGCATTGGGGAAGCGGACATTAGTCGCATCCTGCAAGATGATCGAAGCGCGATCTAATATGTCAACGACCTTAGTTGTCGGCATTTTCTTCCTCCCACTCGATCACTTCCAGATCGGGGTTACCTTTGAACAAATCGTCGTAACTAAAGACGTTGCCCGTGATGATGTTTCGCACCGTCTTAGGTCTCATGACCTTTGGTGCTGGAGTGGGGTTGTCCCTCTCCGTCTCTAGTCGCTGCAACTGATCCTGAAGATCAGAAAGCTTTAGGCGTCGATCCAGCTTCATGCCGAATTGGTTTAGTGCCTGCTCGTAGACTTCGTCTTTGTTTGTTGCAACGTCCATAAAATTCACTTTTCAGTTAAAGGAGAAAGGGGCTGCGAAAGCAGCCCCCATCCAACAGACCTCTTAGGTCCACTTACCTACGACCAATGCGTCAGGCGTTACGACCTTAGATCCGAAGACCTTCAAGCCGCGAACCTGATCACCGAAGGTAGACTCCATGCGAACAGTTTCCGTATTGGTGAACTGAGACGCGAAGGAGATTGCCTTGGGGTGACCCGCAAGAACGTGGGTGTAGCCAGAATCAGCGCCTGATCCTGGGGTATAGAGCATGTTGCTCTGGTACACGGTGAAGCGATCAACAACACCAACTTTGCCGTTACGCAGAGGAGACGTGTCATCACCAGTCAGGTAAGCCTGACGCAGCTCGCTTTGCTTGAGCAGAGAAACAAACTCAGGAGACAGGACGATGAATCGACCTTCTTCTGGGATGTTCAGCTCATCCAGTGCCTTCGCTTGATCCAAGATCGAAGTCAGGATGTTGCCCGCCGTGATAGTGGTTTGAGCACCAATTGTGGTTGCACCAGTAACTACGCCGCTCAGTACTTGAGTTTCAACAGCTACGCGCATGCCTTCGGCAGCGTCAGAGCTGGCAGCTTCCAACATGTTGATGTCAGCCTGAGCTGCCAACACGTCGTCAACTTTGAAGCTGTAGTACTTCGCTTTGTCGATCAGCAACTCAACTTTAGCTGTGGTCAGCTCTTGAGTCGTGATTGAACCAGCGTAGTCGTTGATCGTTACGGCAGGAACCGTGCGAATAACAACCTTGTCGCCCTGACCAGTGATTTCGCCTTCGTAGTCGTTATTAGAAATACTAGGCAGCACGGACGAGCCATAGAATTTAGCTTGCAGAAGCTTGCTAAAGACTTCAGGGATGAAGTTTACTTCGGACGTAGTGCCCGTGGAGAAAAATGAAAAAGCCATTATATTGTCCTCACAAGAGAATTAATTTAACGGCGGATCG